ATACTATGTAAACTTCTGAAGTTATATTCGTAAGGATCATCCCACAATTTCTTATAGAATTTGTGGATGCGCTTCGAGATCTTACCCAGTGATGGGTACTTGGTGGGCAGAAAAACTGCCCTCTTGAACATGAGGTCCTGACGGGACCTCTGGTCAAGGAAATCCAGGACTTCCCTCAAGGGAAGCCAAGGAACACCTGTGATCTCGCGTAGCCTAACTTTTAGTTCATCGTACGCGTGCCAGTCCTCTTTTTCCAAAGAGGGCGTGCACCCGTCTGATGACGGCATGACGAGTGGATACATCTGTGATGCGTCCAGCCATGTCGGGTCCAGTTTCTCACGCGCGTCCCACGGCGCGATCGTTTTCTTCTGACCTTCGTCATTGATGACAACCCTGTAGGGTTGTAACAATGACGAAACGGATTGCAAGAGACCTTCATGGTCTCGAACTTTCCGGTGGTCAGAGATGACCTCCCGAATCCACTTGTTAGTCGATTCGCGAGCGATCGCTTCGAGCTCCGTCTTTTCGACGGATTCCGTCCAGACAGAACCAAGGGTTCTGAGCCGGACGATGTGCTCACAGTTGTGGTCATCCTTTAAAAGGATTGCGACCCCTCTTAAAAAGAAGGGTCCGACGTGCGACAATGGTCGATTGTCAATCGACGGGAAACCAAAACCACCAAACTCTACCGGTAGGTAGAGAGGCAAGCCTATATCCCTTACGTGCAAAAGTAATTCATGATTGGAAAACAGCGAATACAAAATCGCTGCTTTCCTAACTCTATCTCCCCAACCGTCAACCGAAAAGGGCGTGGAAATCCACGCGACGGAATTGGCGCATGCCGGACCGCGAGCGGTCAGGCAAGTCTTCCGCGCCTGTTGCCTAAATTGCGGCAAACGGCCCGGAGGATTCCTGCTCGTCAGGCTCTTTACCATGGGGTAAAGGACCTGGCGGAGGCGAGGTTGTGCACCTCTTTCATCGAGACCAAAACAGGTCTCGGTGTAAGAAACGACGTGTCTGCTTATGCAGTCGGTTCCCTCAGAAACGAGGTAACCTTCTGCGCGGAGGAGGTCCCGGAATCGCAATGATTCCGGAACCGTCCATCCGCTCGAAGCAGAGTCGTCGCCACAGTGCACGGTCTTCATGCGAAATTGTGATTTCTGGTCAGGACGTCCTTGCGTTCCCACTTGGGAACGTAAGAACTGCTGTCCAAAATTCAACAGGGGCCACGAGTGCGGCATCCCCATTGGGATGCTGCGTCTCGTGACGTACTCCTGTCCGAGCAACTCCTTGAACTCAGGATCCTCCATTTGTTCATCCGTCTTACGACAGGTGACCAACTGGGGTCTGAGCAAGGCCTCGGCAATTGCGTGAAGATTTCCTCCAAGCCACTGGGGGATCGCTCCGATCTCTAGGAGACCGTCGATCGCCCCAGCGCAGAGTGCGCGCGATACCTCAATCGAGGTACAATCCGTCGCCGCTGTTAAATCAGCGGAGTCAAAGACCCCTCGGGGGTCCAGACATCGGTCCAGCTTAGCGGACTTCATTCCCATAGTGGGAATGGACGTGTCCGCTTTCATCACCGCCGTTAAGGTGGTGCGAAGAAGATGCGAAAAGTGCACCACAGGTGCACTTGAGATTCCGATGACGCGCGCTTTGGCGCCGTCGTCGTCGACAGTTTCGATGCGCGTTTCGAGGTACGACCCCGAATAGGGTCGTGCAACGAGATCGAGTGCTACCGCGAAAAGCGGGAACGTGGACTCAGAAGAGTCCATGGGCTCATGCCCACTCGAATGCGAACCCAGAACGACAAACCCCTCTGGGGGTTTGTATTCGGAACGGTAAGCTACTCCCAGTTGGGAGTAGGTTAACGGACTGTCCGGTTTATTTAGGAATTTCCAAATGGAAATTTCTTCGATAATCCGGTTGTCGCCAATGTTCTTCCGGAGCTCGGCTCCGGTAACCTCCGCGAGGCCGGTACCTTCTCTCTCGAAAGGGTTGTCACTCTTCCAGCGAAGTCCAAAACGGACTTTCCAGAAGCAGTGAGAACCCGGAGCGAGAAGGGGCCTCCCCGAGGGACCGTATAGGTCCCCAACGGGGAGGCGAAAAACGTGGTGGTCGAATCCCATAAGGATCCGACAACACCACGTCATCCGGCCTCCGTCGGCCGTGCCGAATTCCAAACAGGAACTCGTCGCGTACGACACATGCGGACGCATGTTATCCTTTATCTTCCCATGGGGAAGATGTTTTGTAACACGCTCGAACATAAACGACCTCGCTTTAGCGAGATAGTCATCTGGGAGATCGAAATGCTGTCGCGAACGGATCGCGAACTTCTTCAATGCTGAGGTTTTCTTGCGTGCAGTTGGAAAGCCCATGGCCCTTTTCCCCAAGGAAAAGGCCCAGTGAGCCTCCATCAGCCAACCGCAAGAAGTGGGCTTCTCATTGAGAAGACTCCACGAGGAGTTTCGAAAGAATCGGTAACCACGAAAGGTTCCGAATCGATCGAAGCCTGGTGTCCCAGTAGGGACCTCAGGAGGAGGGGACTCCGGTACGGGGATTCCAGATAGATATCTAGAATGCTCAAACCAGAGTTTTAGACGCGTGTCTAACCACTCTATCCCGCTATGGGATAGTGCGTTTAGGAACCACACCAAGAGGCGCGCGATTGCGCGCCGATCTTGCGGCGTCATGATG